AAGCAATATAAAAAACCACTTTCAATTGTAAATGGAGAAACGAAAGATTTAACAGCATATGAAAATGAAGATAATTCAGTTACATTAATACAATATCAAGCAGGTTCAATGGGGTTAAATCTTCAAAAAGCTAACAAAATTGTTTATTTTACTTTAACAGATAAATCTGAATTGTTTGAACAAAGCAAAAAAAGAATACACAGAATTGGTCAAAATCAAAATTGTTTTTATTATTTAATGATTTGTAAAAATAGCATTGAAGAAGCAATTTATGAAACATTACAAAAACGAAAAGACTTTAATGATGAATTGTTTAAACAATATGAAATTTTAGAAATAGAAAGGGGGGAATAAAATGGGAATCAAATGTAAACAAGCTGGTTGTCCATTTGAATATGAACATTGCTGTATAGAATGTGAAGAATTAGAACATTGTACATCATCTTGTAATTTAAAACCAATTTCTTGTGGAAATTCAGAAATGAATGATGAAACAAGTTTACAAGTTTTTGAAAATACAAATATAGAAATTATAAATTCTATTGCACAAATTTCAATTGCAAAAAAACAGATAGAAGAACAAGAAAAAACAATGAAAGAAAAACTACTTGAAGCAATGGAAAAATATGGTGTTACAAAATTTGATAATGACATAATGAAAATTACTTATTTTGCACCTTCAACTTCAACATCAATAGATAGTACAAGATTAAAAAAAGAACAACCTGATATTGCAAAAGAATATTCAAAAACTTCAAATAAAAAATCTTATATAAAAATTGAAGTGAAAGCAGGTGATAAATAATGGCAACAGAAAAACAATTTGAAAATAAGGTTAAAAAATTTCTTGAAAATGAAAAATGTTGGTTCATCAAATATTGGGGTGGTGCAGCATATACCAAAAGTGGAATACCTGATTTATTAATTTGTTGTAATGGTTATTTTTTAGGTATTGAACTAAAAGGTGAACATGGTAAACCATCAGAATTACAACTTTGGAATATTGAAAAAATAAGACAAGCCAATGGAATTGGTTTTGTATTATATCCAAATCAATTTGAAGAATTTAAAAAATTCATTTTAAAACTAAAAGAAAGACCAACATGTAAACAATTTATTACATATGAAGAACAATTCAAATTTGATAAGGGGGTGAAAAAATAATGCAAATATCCCATTCAAGAATAGAATGTTTTGAAGGTTGTCCATATAGATATAAATTAAGATATATAGATAAATATGAAACCTTGAAACCTGATAATGCAGACAATCCATTGTTTCTTGGAACAGCATTACACACTGGAATTGAAAAAGATGTGAATACAGCTATTAAAGAATATTTTGCACAGTATCCAATTATATCTGATGAACACATTAATGAAGCAATTAAACTTGCATATCAAATTTCAAAGGCTAAAAACATTCTACCACAAGGCGAATATGAAGTTCAAATTAAAGATGAAGATTTTATTGGTTTTATTGATTTATTAGTACCAGTTCAGCATGAATTAACAATGGAAGAAATGGATGAAGTTTGTGATAATTGTGAAAAAAATTGTGATTGTAATTATGCAAATAGTGGAATTGTATGCAAAAAGATGATAAATCAAAAGAATCCAACAAAATATTATGATTTATATGACTTTAAATATTCAAATAATATTTATCATTATAAAGAATCTCCACAATTACATTTATATAAATATTATTTTGAAAAAACACATCCTAATGAAAAAATAAGAAATATGAAATTTGTAATTGTTCCAAAAGTAGGAATAAGACAAAAGAAAACAGAAACCTTAAATGATTTTAGACAAAGACTTGATGAAGAATTAAAGAAAACAGAAATTAAATTTTTAAATATTGATTATAACCCTGAATATATAATTAACTTTTTAACTAAAACAAAAAGAATGTTAGAAGAAACAGAATTTGAAAAAAATGAAGGTTGGTTATGTAGTTGGTGTGAATATCAAGAATATTGTAAGAAAGGATATGATTATTTTATGAATTTACCTGAAAATAAAAGAAGAAATATTGAAAAAATTGAAAAGAAAACAATTTGGTTATATGGTTCACCATTTAGTGGAAAAACAACTTTTGCTAATAAATTTCCTGACCCATTAATGCTTAATACTGATGGAAATATCAAATTTGTTGATGCACCATTTATTCCAATTAAGGATGAAGTAAAAGTCACAGGAAGAATGACACAAAGAAAATTTGCATGGGAAGTATTCAAAGAAGCTATTGCAGAATTAGAAAAGAAAGAAAATACATTCAAAACAATTATAGTTGATTTACTTGAAGATACATATGAATATTGTAGACTTTATATGTATGACCAAATGGGAATTACACATGAAAGTGATGATTCATTTAGAGCATGGGACAAGGTTAGAACTGAATTTTTATCAACATTAAAAAGACTTATGAATTTAGATTATGAAAACATAATTTTAATATCACATGAAGATACATCAAAAGACATTACAAAAAGGGGTGGTGATAAAATTACAGCAATAAAACCAAATCTTCAAGAAAAGGCAGCGAACAAAGTTGCAGGAATGGTTGACATGGTTGCAAGAATAATTGCAGATGATAATAAAAGAACATTATCATTTAAATCAGATGAAGTTGTATTTGGTGGTGGAAGATTAACTACATCAGTAAATGAAATCGATTTAGATTATGACACATTCCTTGAAGTATATGAAGAAGCAAATAAAACAGCAGTAGCAAGATTAAAAGAAGAAGAAAAACCAAAAACAACTTCAAAAGAAGAAAAGGAAGAAAAAACAGAAAATGAAGAATCTGAACAACCAAAAACAAGAAGCAGAAGAAATAAAAAATCAGAAGAAATGACAACAGAAGAAATGATTGACAATATACCTTTTGCAGAAAATGCAGCAGAGAATAAAGAAGTTGATGCAAGAAATGAAATAGACAAAGAAAATGCAGAAGCGGTTGAAGAAACAACAGAAGAAAAGAAAGAAGAAGCACCAAAGGCAACAAGAACAAGAAAAAGAAGGGGTGAATAATAATGTCAAAACCTATTGAAGAAATTATTGCGGAAGCAATGTTTGAAAATATAGTTGGTGATAAACCAAAAAGAAATATTGATGAAAAAATCAATGATATAGCAAACAAAAATAAAAAATTATTTGATGCACATGTAAAAGCTGGTTTTACAGAAGAACAAGCATTACAAATTATAGTTGCATTTATAAATCATTAAAATAAAGAAAGGTTAAATAAGGTAAATTAAAATGAGTGAAAAAAATATATTTGATAAATGGGATAAAGAAGTTGATGTGGAAGGATTAGCAAAAGATGTTGCAGAAGCAGCAGAAAATGGTGGACAAACTACATATAAAGAAGTACCACATGGAGAATATGAAGTTGCGATTCAACAAATGGAATTAAAACCAAGTTCAAAAGGTGACCCAATGGTTTCAATTTGGTTCAAAATAGTATCAGATGGAGAATACAAAGGTTCAATAATATTTATGAATCAAGTAATTACACAAGGATTCCAAATTCATATTGTAAATGAATTATTAAGAATGATGACTTCTGAAATGGGGAACGATGCACCAGTTATTGAATTTAAAAATTATAAACAATATGGAAATTTAATAATGGATATATTTGAAGCAATTGATAATAATTTTGAATATGCACTTAATTATAAAAAAGGTAAAGGTGATTTCAGTAAATATGAAATTACAGAAGTGTTTACATTAGAAGATTAAAATTAAATAATAGGGTGGTAAAAATCCACCCTTCAAAATAAGAAAGGGTGTGACTAGGAATGTTATTTTATGACTTTGAAGTTTTTAAAGAAGATTGGTTGGTAGTAATTATTGATATGACAAAAAAGAAAGAATATGTAATAATCAATGATTCTGAAAAATTAGAAAAAGTTTATAACGAAAATGTAAATGATATTTGGGTTGGATTCAATTCAAGACACTATGACCAATACATTCTGAAAGGCATCCTTTGTGGTTTTGACCCTAAAAGAATAAATGATTATATCATTGTTAAAGGTAATCCAGGATGGAAGTTTTCATCATTATTCAGAAATATACCACTTAATAATTATGATGTAATGTCAAACATAGACAGGGGTTTGAAATCATTTGAAGGTTTTATGGGTAATAATATTAAGGAATCATCAGTTCCTTTTGATATAGATAGAAAATTGACAGAAGAAGAAATACAAGAAACTGTAAAATATTGTCGACACGATGTTGAACAAACAATTGAAGTATTTTTACAACGAAAAGAGGACTTTGAAGCATGTATGGGATTGGTAAAACTAGCATGTCAAGGAAAAACATTGAATCTTTCATTAATTTCAAAAACAAAATCACAATTGGCTGCAATAATATTGGAAGCAACACCAAAACAGCACGATGATGAATTTGAAATTGATTTTCCTTCTACTTTGAGAATTAAAAAATATACAGAAGTTGTTGATTGGTATAAAAATTTAGAAAATCGTTGTTATGAAAAAAATGGAAAAAAGAATCAACTAGATATTATGGTTGCTGGTGTACCACATCAATTTGGTTGGGGTGGTGTACATGGTGCAATTCCACAATATTCAGGTGAAGGATACTTCTTGAATATGGATGTTGCATCACTATATCCATCATTAATGATTCAATATAATTTACATAGCAGAAACATGAAAGACCCAAAAAAATATGAAGATATTTATCACACAAGACTTAAATATAAAAAAGAAAAGAACCCATTACAAGCACCATTAAAATTAGTATTAAATTCAACATATGGTGTAATGAAAGATAAAAACAATGGATTATATGACCCACTTCAAGCAAATAGAGTTTGTGTATATGGTCAATTATTATTATTAGATTTAATTGAAAAATTAGAACCACATTGTCAAATAATTCAATCAAATACTGATGGTGTTCTTGTAAAAATGAATAAATATGAAGATTTTGATTTAATAGATGATATTGCATATGAATGGGAACAAAGAACACATTTAAAATTGGAATTTGATGAATATAGAAAAGTATTTCAGAAAGATGTTAATAATTATATAATCGTAGATTCTAATGGAAAGTATAAATCAAAAGGTGCATATGTAAAAAAATTAAATAATTTAGATTATGATTTACCAATAATTAATAAAGCATTAGTTGAATATATGGTTCATAATGTACCAGTAGAAAAAACAATTGATGAATGTAATGATTTAAAAGAATATCAACTTGTAACGAAAATTTCCAATAAATACACACATATTTTGCATGGTAATAAGTATATAAAAGAAAAATGTATAAGAATATTTGCATCAACAGATGAAAATGACCAAGGTGTTGTTAAAGTACATGCAACGACAGGAAGACCAGCCAAAATTTCAAATTCACCTGAACATTGTTTTATATTTAATGATGAAGTAAATGGTGTTAAAGTTCCAAAAAAATTAGATAAAGCATGGTATATTGACCTTGCGAAAAAAAGATTAAAGGATTTTGGGGTGATGTAAATATGGTAGTAAGTAAAGAAAGTTTGAAAAAGAAATTATTAAAAGCATATGAAAAAGATGAAACAAAGAAAAAATGCTGCATTTGCAGAAAAATAATTGAAAAAGATGATATTTTGAATTTAAAGTTTGAATATTGTAAATCAAAAATAAATGAAACTTGGGCACATTCAAAATGTGCAAATGAATTAATAAATAAAAAATGAAAGGCGGTGATTGAATTATATGTTTTTCAAGGGATATGTAGAAACAAAAAATAAAAAATGTATGGAAAAGTTCAAAGGTAGAACAGATTTTAAAAACTATAAACAAGTTCAATCATTACCTGAATTTGCTGGAATTCTTGCAACAGAAACAATTTTAATTGATATTGATGATTTTGATGAAAGTGAAATATTATTTAAAATTGTTCAAGATTTAAAATTAAAATGTAGAGTATATAAAACAACAAGGGGAAAACACTTTTTGTTTAAAAATACAATTGTAGAAAGTAATAGAACACATGCTACATTAGCATTAGGAATTACAGCAGATATAAAAATTGGAAAAAGAAATGCATATTCAATCTTGAAATTTAATAATGAAAATAGACCAATTCTATATGATGAAGCTGAAAATGAAGAAGCACAAGAACTTCCAAAATGGTTATTACCAATAAAAACAACAATGGATTTCTTAAATATGTCAGCAGGAGATGGAAGAAACCAAGCATTATTTAATTATATTTTAACTTTACAAAGTAATGATTTTTCAAAAGAAGAATCAAGAGAAACTATAAAACTTATAAATAAATATGTTTTAAAAGAACCATTAACTGATGATGAAGTGGATGTCATAATTCGTGATGAAGCATTTGCAAAACCTGTATTTTTTAAGGGTTCATCATTCTTGTTTGATAAATTTGCAGTATTTTTAAAGAATAATCATCACATTGTAAGAATAAACAACCAATTACATTTATATAAAGATGGAATATATGTTTCAGGACAGCAAGAAATTGAATCAGCGATGATAAAACATATACCACAATTAAATAGAGCAAAACGAACGGAAGTAATGTCATATTTAGATATTATGATAAGAGAAAATACAAAACCAGCACCTGCAAATTTAATTGCATTTAGAAATGGAATATTTGATGTATTACAAGAAAAATTCTTTCAATTTTCACCTGAATACATTATCACAAACAAAATTGATTGGGATTATAACCCAAATGCTTATTATCAATTAACAGATGAAGTTTTAAATAATTTAGCATGTGATGATAAAGAAATAAGAGCATTATTGGAAGAATTAATTGGATATTGTATGTATAGAAGAAATGAATTAGGAAAAGCATTTATTTTAACTGGAACAGGTTCAAATGGTAAAAGTACATATTTAAATTTAATAAAAACAATATTAGGAAAAAAGAATATTTCAGTTTTAGATTTAAAAAAATTAAATGATAGATTTTCAACAGTAATGCTATTTGGAAAACTTGCAAATATTGGTGATGATATATCTGATGAATTTATAACAGATGCAGCAGAATTTAAAAAAATAGTAACAGGTGAAACAATAGATGCAGAGCAAAAAGGACAACCAAAATTTGATTTTGAACCATATGTAAAGTTAGTATTTAGTGCAAACACTATTCCAAGAATAGGAAAAGGAAGGGATTCAAGTGCTATATTAAGAAGGTTGGTTATTATACCTTTTAATGCCAAATTTACTTCTGATAATCCGAATTTTAGACCTTTTATAGGTGATTCACTTCAAGGTCAAGAATCAATGGAATATTTAATAAATTTGGGTATTGCTGGATTGAAAAGAGTTCTTTTAAATAGAAAATTCACTACATCAATTAAAATAGAAAATGAATTGAATGAATATGAAGAAACAAATAATCCTATTATTGGATTCTTTAAGGAATGTGAAGCAGAACAAATCAATATTGAAAATGAACCAACAAATCAAGTTTATATGAAATATAAAGAATTTTGTATTAGAAATAGTCTTCAAGAATTATCAAGTGGTGAATTTTCAAAACAAGTAAAAAAATATTTTAATTTTGTAATTATTGATAAAAAAATTCAAGGTAAAAAATGCAGAATATTCATAAAAGCAGAAGGTCAATAAAATACAAAAGATAAGGGGGAATTGATATATGCCAACAAAAACAGAATTTCATGTAAATAAAATAACATATAATCCATTTATTAAAAATTGGATAATGTGTGTAAGATACAGAACTAATATTTTATGGTGGTATCAGATTTGTACTAGAAGCGGAAGATTGATTGGAAAAGAACATCAAGCAAAATGTAAATATTCAAAATTTGAATGGGAAAAAGTAAACGAAAAGGAAGGTATGAAAATATGAAAAAAGAAATTTTAATTGTAATAGGAATTATAATATTTATTATTTTAATAACATTAATATCAAGCATAACGACAGTTGGAACTGGATTTGTAGGTGTTAAAACAAGATTTGGAAAAGTACAAGATACAGTTATACAAGAAGGATTCAATTTTAAAACACCTTTTGTTGAAAAAATTATAAAAATAGATTGCAGAACACAAAAATGTGAATATGAAATGGAAGCTAGTTCAAAAGATTTACAAAAAATATCAAGTATAAAAATTGCAGTAAATTATAATGTTGATAAAGGAAAGGCAAATGAATTATATAGAGAAGTGGGAACAGATTTTAAATCAGTTCTAATTGAACCAACTATATTTGAATCAGTAAAACAAGGAATGTCACAATATACAGCAGAAGAATTAATTACAAAAAGAAGTGAAGTTTCAAGTGTTATAGTTAAATTATTAACAGAAAGATTGCAAGATAAAGGTGTAATGATTACAGCATTAAATATAACTGATTTAAGTTTTTCAGCAGAATTTGACAAAGCAATAGAACAGAAGCAAGTAACAGCACAGCAAACAGAACAAGCAAAATATGAATTAGAAAAAGCAAAAGTTGAAAATGAAAAGAAAATTGAAAATGCAAAAGCAGAAGCAGAAGTTATGAAACAACAAAATCAACAGATTACTGAAAATACATTAAAATTAAAAGAATTAGAAGTGAAACAAAAAATGATTGAAAAATGGAATGGACAACTTCCAACTACTACATTAAATGATAATATATTAAGTTTATTCAATACAAAATAATAATCTAAAAGTAGGTGAAAAAAGTGGATATATTTAGAAAAAAGAAAATTAGAAAATTGCTTAATGAATTAGAAGATGTAAATAATATATTAATTCAAGAAAGATGCAAAACAACGAAATTGCAAGAAAGAATAAATAATCTTGAAAAAATATCAACACAAACATTGGAAGAAAATCAAATACTTATGGAGTGGATTAAAAAAATACTTGATACATTTGGAACAATGGAAGTAAAAGATAGTAGAAATGTTCAAATACCAATATATGAACATAAAATATATAAAGCATCTGAATATGACAGAAATGTAATGGGATTATTTGAAAAAGAAGTAATTGAAATTCCAGCAATAACAATAATTAAAATGAGGTAATAAAAATGCAAATAAAATTTAATGGTGAAACGGAAGATATATCAATGATGTTAGTATCAGCAGAAAGATATGCATTAGGTAGAAGAACATATATTGTTCAATGGACTTGTGAAATTATAAAGAAAAATATGCATTTATTATCAGAAAAAGACAAATTAGTTATGATTAGAGATTTAGAAAATCCAATTTCATATGGTGATGAATGTGATAAACATGAATGGATGTTACTATTAAATGAATTAAGAAAGGAAAATGAAAATGTTACAAACAACAATGCAAGTAAAAATACATAATAACATATATAATATACACTTAATAAATAAAAATTCAAAGTATTTAGTTATGGATGATGGTGAAGTACATAGTGGGGTAACAGATTTTATAACAAAAGATATATACATAAGAAATGATTTAAATGACAGTTCACTTAAATATACTTTATATCATGAAATAACACATGCATATATTGAAAGTTATGGATTGTTACAAATTGATTGGAATGATGAAATTGTTGCAGATTTCATTGCAAATTATATGATTGATATTTTTGAAACAATTGATGAAATATCAAATAAATTAAGAAGGGTGGTTATAAACTATGAAACCAATAAAAAGAAAAACAACAAACACAATTTTTAAAAGACCTGATTGTTATGATTTACCAGGTACAAGATATAAATATGAAGATGAAACACCAGCAATTGAAACATGTTGGGAACTAAATGATATTGAACTTGAAAAAATTAAGAAAAGTAGAAAAATATATATTCAACAAGAAGGACAAACACTTGCACCAATTGCAGTATCAGTAAATAGTGTGTTAGCTGATGGTGAAGAAGATGCCAAAGAATAAATATATTTATAGTAATAACTTACTGATGATGAATCCTTATAAAAAAGTTGAAATAAAAAGAAAAAACATATTTCAAAGAATAATATGTAATCATGATTTTCAATATTTAGTTAGAGAAAAAGCAGATGCAATATTTTTAAATCCAAATGGTGATGTAATTGAAATAATTTGTCCAAAATGTGGTGCTTCAAGGGGAACTATGTTTTGGGAGCATGAAGGAATGGGATACAAATGAGCGAAGCAGATAAAATTTTTGAAGAAATTGGTTATAAAAAATATGAACATAATATTTTTAGAGAAGGTGAAGAACCAAAGGCAAATGAATGGATTACACAAGATGAACCATATATTAAATATTTAGATGAAAAAGTAATCAATGGAACTTATTATTCAATGTTTATTATGTTCATGATGAATGTTAAAAGAATTCAAATTGGTGGATATGAAAAAGGTACAACACCATATGGAAAACATTATGAAAGAGTAAGAAACCCAATCTTAAATATGCAAGAAATAGAAGCAATTGGTTTGAAAGTAGGTGAATTAGGTTGGATGAAGAAATGATACTTATATTAAAAGTAATAGATGCTGAAATAAATAATTTTATTGAAATATATCATCAAAGACCTAAATTCATAAAAGTACCATTATGGATTTATTGCAAAATTAAAAATACATATGGTTCAGCAGTAAAATATAAAAATTTATTAATTTGTGAAACAATAAGTATTTCACAAATAAACGAAATAGAGGTGTTTTAGAATGGAAATAAAATCAAATATTTTAGAAGAATATAAAATTAAAATTGAAGAATCACAAGGAATTAAGATGATATTTGTGTATAACAAAGATGACAAATACATTGGAACACTTAAAGATTTTGAAATGTATATTGAAAAATATGGACTTTCGCAAATTCAAACATATAAGGATAACAAAGTTTGTTCAATAGGATTTAATGAAAAAGAACAAAAATGGTATGGTTGGTCACATCGTGCAATTTTTGGTTTTGGAATAGGTTCAGTTGTGGAAGAAGGTTCATGTTGTGCATCAAGTGGTTGGACAGATGAATATTTACAAGAACATCCTGATGAAAATTTATCACTTCCAGTGGGATTCAAAGCAGAAACATTGGAAGATGCAAAAAGAATGGCAATTGCATTTGCTGATTCAGTTGCATAGAAAGGATTTAATATGACTATTTTAAAAATAATATTATGCTGCACAATTGGTGCAATAATAAATAATTATATACCAGCCAATTGGCAATATGTATGGGGATTTATTGTTGCAATGATTACATTTTTATCTAGTAATGATTAGAAAGGAATTAATTATGAAAAAATTATTAATCAAATTATTATATAAATTAATAGGATTTAAAGTATCACCAGCTACATTAGTTGATGGAAGTGATTTTATAATAAAATTTCATAATAAATTTTATATAATGACAGCTTTCACATTGGAACAAGAGCAAACAGGAAAAGAAAATTTACATATTACTTTTACAGATATTCTTTCAGTAATAGAAAATAAAAATAAAGAAAAAAGGTGGGATTATTAATGATTATACAATTAAGAGATGTTAAAGATGGTGAATATATAACAGAATTTGAAGTAGATGGAGATATTCAAGATGCAATAATGGTTGCCAATGAATTAACAAATTATGTTTATGATTCTGTTGAATATGAAAGAGCAAATAACAAAATGACATTTAATTTAGAAATCGATGTAATTGAAATAGAAATAAAAGAAGTAGGATAGGATGGTGAAATTAAATGTTAGAATATGAAAAAAATTTAACAACAAATAGAAGAATAGAATTATTTAATGGAATGATGAAAGATAAAATTTCAGATGAATTTTATAATTGGTTAATTCAAAATGGATTCTTCACACAACCAGCATCAACAAAATATCATGGTGCATATGAAGGTGGATTGTTTGACCACTCTTATGAAGTAACACAAATATTATTAGATATGACACAAAGATTAGATTTACAATGGACAAGACCTGAAAGCCCATACATAATAGGTATGTTTCACGATTTGTGTAAAATTGATAATTATTTAACAATTGTTGATGAACCAGGTGAAACAATGATGGGAACTAATGAAGTTAAAGGAAAAGAAGTTCATTTTGAATACAATCCAAATACTATTTTAAAAGGACATGGCGAAAAATCAATAATGTTATTATCCCAATTTATAGCACTTACAGAAGAAGAATTATTTTGTATTAGATTTCATATGGGAGCTTATGAAGGACAAGACCAATGGGATAATTATGATAAAGCAATAAGAAAATATGAAAATGTATTATTTACACACACAGCTGATATGTATGCAAGTAAAGTAAAAAATACATAGAAAGAAGGTAATTATGAATAATGGTGATTTAGTTATTTATGTTCCAAAAGATTCAAATGGAAACATCTATAAATGTGAAATAGGAAAAATTAAAAGAATAGATGGAGATTCAGCATTTGTTTATTTTTATTCAGGTGAAACAACAAGTAAAACAAATCTTTCAGATTTGATAAAAATTGATAATCAATCATATATTCAACTTACAATGTTAGGTAAAAATATTACAGAAAAAGCATTGATTGCAGGATATTATGAAGAAGATAAAAGTTATGTAGTTGAATTACATAAGGATAAAATTAATGAAATATTAAAAGAAATATTTAATGCAAATGAAATTAAATACTTATGATGAAAGGAAAAGGTGAATAAAAATGGGATTTATAATTTGCTTATTTGTAGGTGTAATAATTGGTTATACAATAGCAGCATTGCTTGTTGCAGCCAAAGAAAATGATGAACCACAATTCATGGATGCTATAAATAATATTCAGAATTCATCAGGTGATTTCAAAGACAGTTTAAAAATTATTATGAATGCAGATATTAAATTTTATGAAAAAATGTACGACATTAATCACAATACATATTATTTAGGAAGAATTGAAGAATGTAAATTTGTGTTAAGACTAATAGAAGGGAAAGAAAAAATTGAAATTAGGAAAAGCGAATCATGATACAACTTATTGTGTAAATGATAAATGTAGTAATAAGAAAAATTGTGAAAGACATAAAGAAA